GGTACACCCAGGGCACTGCAAAGATGAACATCATCGACTCAAACGGGTACGGATTGAAATGGATATTTGCCGGTCGTTGCCGCGAAGGGCTGTATCAGAACGTTGACGCGCTGTACATTGACACGCCATCAGGACAAAAGATTGTTTTGATCGTTGGTGGTGGAAAGGTCAACGATCTGGCCAGGATCAAAGGCTTTTCGCTTGGCAGCGTTTATATCACCGAGGTCAACGAGTGCGCCCAGCCGTTCGTTCAGGAGTGTTTTGACCGCACCCTGGCATCAAGTAGGCGACAGATATTCATGGACCTTAACCCTAAGCCACCAAGGCACTGGTTCTATCTGGATGTCTTGGATTTCCACCAGACAGCGCAGAAAAGTGATACCAGGTACGGTCTCAATTATGCGCACATGACAATTGCTGACAACATGAGCCTGACAAATGATCAGCTTCGCCGAACGCTGGCGACCTATGACCGCGACAGTCAGTGGTTTAAACGCGATATTCTCGGCCAACGGACCAGTGCTACGGGTCGGATTTACGAGGGTTACCGTTACAAGGACGTCGCAGTCAATCGTGAATGGATCAAAGATCAGCGATTCATTGACTTTTCGATAGGTGTTGACGTCGGCGGCACGGACGCCACTGTTGCGACACTGAATGGTTACACGAAAGGTTATGCGATTGAGGTCACGATAGACGGGTACTACCACAAACAGGGCATAGACCATGGCATGGATCACGCTCAGTACGCTGCTGAAGTTGCAAGATTCATTTTCCCCTGGACCCTTGTCTATCCTTCTCTTGCCGCTTCGGCCGTCTTTGTGGAGTCGGCTGACAAGCTGTTTCGCCAGGCGCTTCGAAAGGCTCTGGATGATGCAAAGCTCATGAACATGCGAATTGTGCCATCGTACAAGAAAGACGGGATCCTGGACCGCATTAACACCATGCGGATTTTGATCAATCAAGGCCGAAAGAAGATTGCCAGTCATCTCCGGTACTGGTTTGAAGCTTATGAAAATGCAGTCTGGGACTCGGAAAAGTTTTCGGACAAGGAATGGGTCCGGGTCGATGATGGCAGTTACCCGGTTGACTGCCTGGACAGTGACGAGTATGCGACGCAGCCATTTAAGAAACTACTGATTGGAGCATGACATGGGGCTTATGGAAAAAATTAAATCGGCCATGCGGACGTGGCTTGATATTGAACCTGGCACTGACACCGGCGCGATCACCATCGAGCAGCCGCTGTCATTTGACGCGCATGTGCTCCGAAACCGGATCTGGCACCGTGGTGACCCGTCAGAGATCGAGTCGTTTCACAGGCAGACGGCAACCGACTCGGTTGGCCGAATCCGGTTTTGGGCCTCAACGCCAGACCTTCCGATCAGGAAGATCCACCTGGACATTCCGACGCAGATTGTTGATCGCCTGGCAGGGATCGTTGCTGGTGACTGTGAAGGGTTCGACATAAAAGACAAGCAGGCTCTTGAGGACTGGGATGCCATTGCAGATGACAACAACTGGGCCGACCTGGCAAACGACTCGATTGCCGAAGTTCTAACGACCGGTGACGGGGCGTACAAGCTGAGCATTGATCCAATGCTATCGAAGTACCCGATCATCGAGTTTTATGGCGCGGATCGTGTCACCCCGGTCATGAAACGCGGACGCTTACAGGAGCTGATCTTTCATAGCCTTTACAGGGACAAGGACCGCAGGTACCGTCTGGACGAGCATTACGGCAAAGGATACATCCGCAGCAAGCTCTACCAGGTCACAGCAAGTAAAGACATTGAAGTGCCACTTTCGACGATTCCCGACACGGCATCATTGCAGCCTGAAGTTACTTTCGCTGGCAGCATCATGCTGGCTGTATATGTCAAGTTCTTTGACAGCCCTGTCTGGGCAGGTCGCGGAGCCTCGATCCTGGCAACCAAGTCAGAGGCCTTCGATGCACTGGATGAGGTTGTCAGCGAGTGGTGGGACGACTACCGCAAGGGCAGGGTCAAGCAATTTCTGCCTGAAAGCATGTTCCCTCGCGACACAGACACTGGCAAGGTCAAGCGTCCTGGTGGGTTTGATGACCTGTATGTCCTGACACGGGACATGATGGACGAAACTGGCAAACTGGCCATGCAGACGTTCGCTCCTGACATCAGGGCAACGGCTTACCAAGCCGGATACGCACAGGCACTAGACATGGCTCTGATGGGAGTCATCAGCCCGTCTACGCTCGGTATCGATGTCAAAAAGCTCGACAATGCCGAGGCTCAGCGTGAGAAGGAAAAGGCTACGCTGTGGACCAGGGCGCGAATTGTTGACACACTGACAGAATCCTGGCCGAAGCTGGTGCAGGCCGCCATCGTGGCTCTCGATAATCTGAACAAGAAGCAGCCTCGAACGGTTGATGTTGAAGTCATGTTTGGTGAATATGCCTCCCCGTCTTTCGACACCCAGCTACAGAGCATGGGCGTGGCAGCGCAATTCAATCTGTTGTCCATTGAGGCGACCGTCGACGAACTGTGGGGAGACACTAAGGACGAAGCTTGGAAGCAGCAGGAAGTCGAGCGCATCAAAGAGTTGCGCGGTGTGATGACGGTTGCAGAGCCAGCACCTGGCGGACCAATGCCGGCAGCAAAGCCGATGACAGGAGTTGAAGACAAATGACGGTAACAATCAACCAGAAAATCTACCAGATGGGACCGAACTTGTTTGAATCGATGTTGGAGGCAGCCAAAGAAAAGTTTCGGAAGGCTGGCCAATATGCCATCATCGCCGTTGGTAAAGGCGACGTCTGGGCCATGGACAATAAGGTCTTTCCTGATGCCAGGACATTGGACAATGCGGTCAAGCAGCTGAAGCGAAGAGGCCTGCAAGTCAAAACAGTGAGGGCATGAACATATGGCAATGGATCGGGAAGCTTATGACATCGCCTCGATCCTGCACCAGATGGAACTGGACCTGATCGCCAGCCAGCGCCGGACATTAGCCCTGCATCTGGCAGCAGAGCGCGAAGAAGGCTTCAAGTGGGAGCAATGGCAGACCAGAAAGCTGGAAGCCTTGCGTGCGCTGAAGATTGAACAGGGCAAGATTGTGGCTAAGTATGGCCGTACCGTCCGCGAGCGGATTATGCGGCTGCTATCCGGATCGTTCATCGGCCAGGCCAATGCGGTTGAGGCACTGTTCAGATCGGTGCGGCCTTTCATTGGGAAGCCCGGGCTGGATGACCGCAATTTCTTTGGCATCAACCAGCCAAAGCTTCAAGCTCTCATCGATGCGGTTGACGGCGAGCACAGGGCTGCAGAATCGGCCACGCTTCGCCTGATGGATGACCAGTACCGGCAGACCCTTTACCGCACACAGGTCTACTACAACACCGGCTCGGTCAGCCTTGGCCAGGCCATTGACATGGCTTCAAAGGAATTTCTGTTGACCGGCATTCGATCAATCCAGTACAAGAACGGTGCCAGGGTGAACATTGCCAGTTACTCCGAGATGGCGGTCCGGACCGCCAAGGTCAGGGCGCAGGCCATTGCCCAGGGCGCAGTCATGGATGATTGGGGCGAACACCTGGTAAAGGTCAGGAGCCTCGGATCAACCTGTGAGCTGTGCGCACCATGGCAAGGTCGTGTACTGATTGATGATGTCTGGGCGGCCGGCACGTCTGATGAGGGTGACTATCCGATGGTGTCATCAGCTGTTGCGGCAGGACTCGGGCATCCGAACTGTAGGCATATCCCGATCAATCCGTGGTTTCCTGATATCAACGAGCCGGAGAAGCGGCCAACGGCCGAAGAAAACAAGCAGATCATCAAGAACTTTGAGTCCGAGCAAAAGCAACGCGAGATTGAGCGGAACATTCGCAAATACAAGCGACTGGAGACGGGTTCAGTCGATCCGGATAACCGGGCGGCTTATGGTGCTAAGGTCAAGGAGTGGCAGGGCCGGATGCGCGAGCACCTGGCTGACAATCCGCAGCTGAGACGGATACCGATGCGGGAGTCGGCAAACTTCTCCGTTTCGGTGCCGCCAAAACAGTTGAAAAATGTGGCTGCAGAAAGAAAATGGAACGAAGCTGGATTCGCCTCAAATAAGCTTGCGAAACGCCATTACGAAAAGCATGGCAGTCAATACCCTGGACTTGATGAGCAACAATATCTTCAAGTAGCCCGGGACTTATTGACTTCTGAAGACGGTGATGATGTCATTTCGTTCGATTCAGAGCTTGGATTTCTGGTAAAATATAGACGTAGCACCAATGACTTTGCAATTGGCAGGCCAGACGGCCAAATATCAACCGTCTATAAGCCGGATAATGGCGAGCAGCATTTTGTTGAGGAGCGATTGAAAAATGGTCGAAAAACATGACTACCCGATGAGCTGTCCTGTGTGCGGTGATGAGGTTGATATGTTTGACATCTGTGATAATTGTGGATGGCAGAATACTGGACCGGAGAATATCGATGGTGGGCCTAATCACATGACGCTACTGGAGGCGATTGCAGCCTACAAAGAAGGGCGTCCCATCGACTGATCAAAAGTTATATCAAACCCCATGAAAGCGACCGATAACCCGGCCGCTTTTTTCATGTCGAAAAAGCCGCATGAGGCTGGATCGGCACCAATCCCTACGGCCGGGACAATGGCTGGAAACAGTCCCCCCAGGACTTAAAATGGAGGTGTCCAATGCTCAAAAACATCAACCTGCAACTATTGGCTGAACCCGCTGCCGGGGATCCGGGTAGTGGTGGCACGCCGCCGGCTGCAACACCACCGGCGGCAAGCTCGACGCCCCCCGCCAGCGTCACATTCACTGCTGACCAGCTCGCTGAAATTGACCGCATCACGACCGAGCGGACAACCAGGGCGAGTCAGGCAGCGCTAAAATCTTATTTCCAGCAACAGGGAATGACCGAGGAACAGGCAGCAGAGGCCATCAGAACCTACAAGGACACCAAAGCCAAGGAGTTACCGCCTAGTGCAGCCGAGGCCATCGCAGCCGAGAAAAAGCGTGCGGACGATGCTATCGCAGCTGCAAACATGACCCTGATCAAAGCATCAGCCCAGGTCATGGCTGCAACTCCTGACATCGGTGTGCGTGCTGACCGTATCGAGACGGTGCTTTCCATGGCAAAGCTTGGCGAAATCAAGGTCACTGATAATGTCGTTGACCAGGCTGCAGTCAAAGCCGCGCTTGAGGCTGTAGTCAAGCAGTTCCCAGAATGGAAAGCGACCTCGCAAACAAATCAACCCGGCTTCCAAGTAGGGGGCAATGGGGGTGCAACTCCTCCAGCGGATGACGCTGTCATGCGCAGAGCCTTTGGATTGCCACCAGCAAAAACGTGATTGCCGGAACAACCGGCAGGAAGGATTGAAAAATGGCTAACACTATCGCACTCGCAAAGAAATATGTCACACTGCTCGACGAGGTCTACAAGCTGGCGGCTTTGACCGCCGACCTCGAAAGCGACGCATCGCTCGCCCGTGAAGGCGCGAACACCAATGAAATCGTCATCCCCAAAATGACCCTGCAGGGCCTTGCTGATTACAGCCGCAGCTCTGGTTATGTCTCTGGTGACATGACCCTGGTATGGGAGACTGTCACGTTCAACTTTGACCGTGGTCGCAAGTTCTCCATCGACTCGATGGACAACGAAGAAACCATTGGCGTGGCGTTCGGTCGTCTTGCCGGCGAATTCCTCCGCACCAAAGTCGTGCCTGAATTGGATGCTTTCCGCTTCGCCAAATACTCCGAACTGGCTGGCACAAGCCCGTCCGGCGCAACTCTCTCGACTGGTGCTGATGTTGTTGCAGCGCTTCGCGTTGCCGCATCTACCATGGACGAGAACGAGGTCCCGATGGAGGGCCGCATTCTGTACATCACCCCGACCCTGATCGGTCTGGTTGAGGATCTGGCAACCACTTCTTCCCGCGAAGTTCTGAATCGCTTCTCCAAAGTGGTCCGTGTTCCCCAGACTCGGTTCTACACCGTCATCGATCAGTACGACGGAACGACTTCTGGTGAAGAAGCTGGTGGCTACATCAAAGACGCCTCAACAGGCAAGGACATCAACTTCATGGCTGTGCATCCGACCGCTGTCCTTCAGTTTACCAAACAGGCAGTGCCGAAGATCATCACTCCTGAAGCCA